CAAAGAATTTATAAAATTAGTAATATTTTTCCACGATTTAAGAATATCACCGTAAGTACTATCAGAGAGTGGATCGGGGAGGCCCAGAACATACTTGTAATATCTTCGAATTCTTGGATCGGACTCCAGGACTCTAGACTGTTTCAGATTTAGCCTTGAGCACATAGAAATAAAAGAATGGAACTCTCGATCTGAATAATTAACAGCCATATCAAGCATGAATCCCCTAGCCACTACCTGCTCGTAATGCTTATAAAATCTTGATGGAAACAAAAACCTTGCAAACCATTCGTTAGTATTCCTAATTAACTTGAAAGGAGTTGAATAGTTAGAGCTCAAAAACTTAATGGTTGAATGCTTCAAACGATTAAAACTCGTCTGACTTTTCGGCTCATCATGAATTTTTATGCATATTGAATCTAAACTTTTCTGAACTTGTTCCAAATCATATTGAGAATAAATCTTACGAATGTTATCATCGCCACAAACTAAAATGTCTTCATTAGTTAATAATGTATGATCAAGTTCTATTCCCAGAAAAACTGAAATAATGACAGATATAATTGAAAAAACTGAATTAGTATGAAGAGAACCAGACTTAATTCCCGTTCTGCAGTTATATTGGTGACCATTGAACACAAAAGGTGTATCAATATTATACTTAACCATAAAGTCGAATATATTTTGAAAAACAAATTTCTTTTCAGGAAGAAACTTATCATCCAGCATCTCAAAATCAATATTCTCCCTCATTATAGAAAAGGCCATTCTAATCAGCAAGGGGTAAATTTGTGAATCGCCAGAAATCAAGTCAATGGATTGGACAGACGAGTGGCTATTCACAAATTGTCTAGCAGTTGCATTGCACTTTGGACCGATGGCAAATGGATATTTTCTACAAAGGACTAACTTTTGTATTTTTTCCCAATAACCTGAAAACATCGATTCGATTAAAGTTATTGATTTTGGATGGCACCAAGTCATTCTCACAGTTGGCTTAGTCCCTACATCTGGAGCACCGAAGAGAGCAGTTGGCTGGACTAATCCTGTAGAAAGAAGCTGATCGTACGTCAAATTATGATTATGTTGAATCTGCAAACAAACTTTAAATGCCAAGTCTTTGTTAAATCTTTCAACCTCAGGATCATTACTTTTTGCGAAGAGTGGGGCTCCACTAGAAGTTGACTCAGGTTTGAATTTATGGATTGAATGAACACTAACTTTATTTGGTAATCTAAGCATTTTCCGAACATGCTCAAATGCAATAAAGAGTGAAGGATTCAGGCTACTGGTCTTCGGCGGGCTAGCATCATACTTCATGACTTTAACAACAAAATCATCATAGGATACATTTCTACACATCCAATTT